CCGTCCGAGCTGAACTGATATTTGCTAATGTCTATACCAAATGGAAGTGTCATAGCCAATAGCCCCAAATATGGATAGTCACATCCATCGTTCCGACACCGCTTGCGACAATCTGATAATAGATATCGCCGTTAGCGTCGCATGGAACAATGGCGCTAACTGGTACTAAACCGTCGTTTTTGCCGTTATCACAACTGAATACCTTGCCGACATTTGGTGTGTCGGTTGGGCTTAAGTACATATAGCAATATGTTGTGGCGCTGCCAGAGTCTCGCATATTGACAAACGCGTCTACCGCCTTCACACCCGCTGGCACGCCGAATACTGTGCTTAGGTCAATCTTCGTTTTTGGGGTGGTTGAGTGCGAATCTCCATCCCAATCTGTCGAGGTCAGTGGCGTGGTAAGGAATACGGGGCTCTTAGGTCGCTCCCACCTCTGCAAGCGTTCCACTTCCCGCTCCAGCCGTTTCAGCTTTTGCATCATCTTTTCATCAAAATCGCTCAAAGTTCACCTCTTAGCCTAACGTCAATCTGCTCTCCACCATTTTGATCTACTTTCACGCTCACGCTTGAAACGTGGCAATCCACGTTGTAGCCAAACGCCTCCGCAGCCAGGATATCACCAAATTGATAGTGCACGCCGTACATCATCCCGTAGGTATCATGTAACTTTCCAGTCAATACCTGCTTCGGTCTGAATTCGTTTAGCGCGGCATCACCATCGGCTTCTAACAATGCGGTGGTGTCATCATCCCGGCTGTCTTTGAAGTACTCGCGCCTATTCCATTTGCTCGCGCCTATTCGTGGCAGGTTTTGCCTTATAACCAACTCACGCGCGGCTTCCTCCCCCTGCCCTGCTACCAGCACCCAATTTCTTTCGCCTGAGTGATAAGTGCCAAATCTTGCCTCGCTGAAGTTGCCATACTTTTTGCCGACCAAGCGCGGATCGCCTGAAGTACGGCTGTGATCCGTGCCCCTCTGCCCCGCGTAAGTGCGAAACTGGAATGTAGCCGGTGCTGTTCTAACCACGTCAAAAGCCAGATATACCCCGCCCTCTTTTGCAAGGTCGGCTAACTCCTGAACCACGTCCAGAACATTCCTATAAGCGAACGCTTTTGTAATAGACGCTCCACCAGCTCCAACTTTACCTTGCACGGTTACTTTTTGCCGTTCAGCAGCAGCTGTCGCGCCTAATTGCTTATTCACAATGTCTTTCATCAGGTCATCAGGAATGCCAGTCATTTCAGCATCAGCACTCCCAGCGGTCGCATAGACAATCGCCGTGTCAAGCAGCCAGTTCGCGTCGGTAGCATAAAGCTGAATGTATTCCTCGCCTTTTTCATTAGCGAAAAATTGCCAATCCTGCAAGAAATAAGCGGTCTCATTCTGCAGTTCCAATGAGCCGTTTTTATCCCGCCAAATCTCAAATATCTGCCCGACTTTGAAGTCCTCGTAGTTGTAGAGCCCACGCGGGATTGTCAGCACCATCCGCCCAATTGCATTTTCAGTCCTCACATATTCAAGCGAAGTGAACGCCTGAATAACGCCGGTTTTCGTGCCGTAATCATCGTACCAGTCTATTTGGTATCTCACAGTAGCGCTCCATCTATGCCCCAGAATTTAGGCGTCCAAGTAATCCACGCGCCGGAGTTCGCGTCCGTGTCATCCATGAAGAGTGAGATGTTATTCGCACCAGGCTTCAGGTAGAAGTTGCCATAATCAGAACCGGCATTGACATAGCGCAATAAGTTGCCGCGTCCATCCCATCCACCCCTGAATTTTAGGTTCACTGGGTCGAAGTTCAACCCGATCCACTCCCCTGCCTGAAGCGTAAGCCCGTCAAAACTCACATTCGCGCCGGTCGAGTAATTGACGATAGACTTTAGCGTGCCCGGCCCGTGTACGCTAATAAACGGGTAGGTATTTGCGCTTGCGCTTGCAACGTTCAGGTTGAGCGCCACCACGCCTGTCTTTGCGTTTTCGCTTGCAGCTGCGGTTGAGAAGTTACCGCCCAAATAGAGCGAACCGTCTGAGGCGAGGCAGATTGCAAAAATAATTTCTGTCCCCGGCAGGTCAATATCAAGCGGTTGGAATACGCCTTGCACGCTCTTCACAACTCTGTCTGTCAAAGTCAGGCTTCCGGCTTGCGTAAATATACCTGCCAGATAAATATCGCCATTATCAGCACAACAAATATTATATACATATTTGTTCACCCCGCCCGCCATTAGCGAACCCCAATTGTTGCCGCGCCAGGCTGCCACATAATTCGCGTTGGGATCACCGCCCGCATTGGTAAATTCCCCGCCTATAATAATTGTTCCATTTGGGTTTATGCCAATCGAGTAGACAAAATCATTTAATTCAGTCGCACCTAAATTATAAAACGACTTGAATACGCTCCCGTCCCAATAGCAGATGTAATCGCCATTTATGCCATCAGCATTAGTAAAAGCACCGCCAATTAATAGAGTTCCGTTTGGGTGAAATTTTAGATAATGAACAAAGTTGTTTAAGCCAGTCGCAAGCGGCGTCCAAGCCGTTGCGTCCCAATAAGCGATATAATTACAGTCTGTATTACCGCTTGCTTCCGTAAAATCGCCTCCAATATAAATTGTTCCGTTTGGCGCAATTTCAACAGCGTATACGACGCTATTTATTCCACTCCCAACCGCGCTCCATGTATTAGTCGAAACAGTATATTTCGCAAAATAGTCAGCTTCAGCAACGCCAGCAAGATTGGTAAAATTACCCCCAACGTATAAATCCCCAGTAGCGTCAAATATCATACGGTAAATTTTATTAATCGTCGCCCCTGTATTTGGGTCACCAACTGCTTGCCACGCTTGCTCCGCCTTGCTCCACCGCGCGATACCTTTTGTGTTAGCTACCGCACTTCCGCCATTGCTTACGCCGGTAAAGTTGCCGCAAATATAAATGTCGCCATTCGGCGCTTCTTTGATATCTCTAACATTCCCCCCCGCAACCCCTGCCAGCGGATTGACGTAATGGTCGGTTTCCCACCTGCACCAGTTGCCATCCGGATCGCGCTTGACGATGTATTCCGCAGGAAAGTCGGCGTACAATTCCATCTCAGTGCCTTCGTTATACGCGCCGTCCAGAAGACCGCTGGGGATGCCAAAGTTCAGCACCGCCCGCTGGTAGGTTGGTAAGTCCGGCGTGTCAGTCAAAGTCGCGGGCAATGGCACGCAGCGGATGTCAATCGGATTAGTGGCTTCATCGCCGTTATCGGCAAAGCCCTGATACCTGATTATCCGCTCGCCATGCGGTCTAACATCCGAGCCCCAATTGATGCCAAATTGCTCGTCAACCTTTGCGCCGTCCAATAAGTCCGGTCTAAGCGCGTCAATTAGCGTTTTGCGATTAGCCTCGATTTCACCCAGCGTGTCACCGGTAAAATCTATCACAATGCTAAACTGTCTGGACTTGCGAATGTGATCCTGATACAGATCACCGCCGCTGGTCATTTTAGTCAATATCTGATTCCAGTCACCATGACCCAGTCCTGTTACGCTTGCAACGCTGCAGTAATCATCAAGGTCAAGCAGTTCACCGCCTAACCCAGTATAAGCGGAGCGGATAGAATCGCTGTTTCTTATCGCGCCGTCCCACTTACACCCAGCAGCATAACCGTGGATGAAAGTGGTTGCCTTGCTCTCCTGCTCGAATTGCGCGCCGTCCACATAATAAACCGACGTAGAAGCAACCGCGTCTCTCGTAACCCATAATTCATAGTCGGTTTTTGTTTCCGCAGCAGTCAAGGTTACTTCCACCCGCTGCCAGTAACCGGTTGCTGTAAATGTTTTAGTCACTTTCGCGGCATGAGCAGAATCGGCAATCACAATCCGCATTGCCTGACCTGCTACACCTTTTACATCCACCGAGAAGGTATAATCCAATCCGCTGGTTACACTCACGTTATCGTAGTAAGCGGAGCTTGCAACTCCGGTTGCTGTATTGACCTGCAACGAATAAGCGCCCCTGCGTGCATAATCGCCGGTCAATTCAATGGTGACACCTGCACCGGCTGCAGTCCAATCCTCAACGCCATCCGGCTTATCAAAGCGCGGATTTTTTACATAATTCCTACCCGCCTTCGGCTTTACGATCCAGAATTTCTTGTGTGCCAGTACCGGTGCTGTCATTATGCCCATGCCTCCATCAATTCAAATGCCGTTCTAACGTCCGCAGGATTACTGCTTGTAGGCATAGTCAGGTTGTATACGTTCCCGCCCTTACTTCCGCCAGCCCGCATAAGCGCGTCAGCAACCGCCTTGCCAACCGCGTCCGCGTCCATGCCATTGCCTGAGTTTGCGCCTGTGAGCGCCTTACTCAACGCCCTCTCAGCATCCGCCCTGCTCATGATGAACCCATCCGCACTTGGGACAAATAACTCCCCGCGATAGCCGTACTCCTGCCAGGTGTAAGGCTCGCCGCCCTGCACCGCACCGCCTACGGCATGGGGCGTATAAGTTGTCGGATAATAATTTATCGTCCCTGACAATCTCGGTGGAACATATTTTTTGATCGCAGTATCATCCACCGTAAGCCCTACTTGAACTGGCTTCATTTTCCATGTTTCCAGATCTTTGAGATCCGCCATAACTTCGTCAATGTTATCGTCAATTTCCAGCGTTTTGCCTTCCGGCAAACTCTCGATATCATCGGCAAGGTCTTTTATCAGCAAGTTGTATTGTGCTTGCGTTATCATTCCGGCATCCAGCAAGCTTTTATAAACATTGACCTGTTCAGTGGCTGCGACTGTGTTCTGGTCGACCAGCCCCATTGCAACTGCCAAATCATACGCGGCATCGGCGCTAAGCCCTTCAGACGCAATTTTGAACAGCAAGCTCTCAGAATAACGCCGCATAGCCATATCGGCATTATTGGTCGCGTCAGCCACTGCTTCCATAGGTGGCACAAGCTCTTCAGCAGATAACCCAGCTTGCGCCGCCGCTATTGATTCCGCGATCAGCGATTCAGCGGTCATGTCGATTATAAGCCCCGACTCTAACATCACCCTGTTCAAAGCCTCTTGCGCGATTGCCAACTGATCCGCCGTCACAGCCCCCATCCCGCTATGCACACCGATCTCTCGCAAAATACTTCGGTATTCCGACCCAGTAATATTCCCCGCTTCGTACGCGTCTGATAAACTATCAATAACAACCCTGAACTGCGACCCCACTGTGACATTCTCAGTCAAGCCATCCGCCAAATCCGCCATCAACGGCGCTAACCCGTCCAAAGCATCCGCCATGCTCAACTTAATAGCATCGCTTAAATTCTGGAACGAAGCTTCCATCGTCATGATTTTCCCGGCGCTTGTTTCAGAAATATCGCCAACACGCTTAATCTGCTCTTCTGCCTGCTGCAAAAACGCTTCCGTGAAGGCTTCTTGCGCCGAATATCCAGCCGCCTCCAGCGCTTGCACTTTTTCCTTGAACCCGTCCACACTCACGCCCAGCGTATCAAAACGCATGGTAGTTTGATTTGTCAGTGTCAGCACCAACTGATTCATGTTCATGCCCAAAGCGCCAGCAACAGTGGTAAGCCTCACAACTTCCTCATGGGTATTAGCAAGCCCAAGTGCCATAAAATCAGCAGCGCCAGCGACCAAATCCGCATCGCTTACCATCCCGCTTGTAGCTTCCCGCAAGTCACTTAATAGCGCGTCCGAGACCGTTCCAATTGACTCAGCCAAATTATCGAACCTCGTGCGCGCATACTCCAAAGCCGCGCCCTCTTTGGCCGTATTGTAAACCTCTTTTATGGCGGCACCTACAGCAACCACCGCGCCGGTAACCATAGCGGCAGTCCCCATCACGCTGGTAAGCGATGACCCAAAACCTTTCACCCCGCCTTGAGCCTCTTTACCAGAATCGCCAACACCCTTGATTTCGGACTTGACCTTATTGATGTCTTGGCTGGCTTTGTTTAGCGCACTGATTATAATCTGTAGATTAGGCATACTTTTCTCTCAATTCATTCACTTCACGCACAATCGCCCATATCTGCTCATTCTGGTGTTTCCACTTTGCCGTTTCACCTGGCTTTTGCCCCTCGTTCTTGTACGCCTGAAACGCCTTGTACACATTGCCAACCTGCCTCAATTTACGCATCAAGCCAGCCGGTTGTTCCATCACCCCACCAGAGTAAGGCAGCGCACGGTACTCCTCGCAATTCAGGCTAAGCTCAAGCAGTCTTGGCATCGCACCTTCACCCTCTGCAAAGTTGGCAACCTCAATTAGGATAAAGGGTCAATGTTCATTGCCTCGCTGATCAGTTTCGCGATGCAGTCAGCAAGCCAAACAATGTGCGCTGGTTTAGCGTTATCCACATCATCAAGCGTCCATTTCGGCTCAACCATAAAACCCTGCTTTACAGCCGCCCGGACAGAATCACCGCGCCATACTGACAGGGGTTGAATATCCTTGCCCTTCATGTCGCGGTGAAAGTCCTCGAGCATCTTTTGATTGATTTCAAGCAGTACGCACTTACCAAATTTCTCGTGTTCGAATTCCATTATTCGCTCCTGTGTCTATTTTCTGTTATGCCAGTACTGCGGTTTCAGACTTAGTTTCAACTGTCAACCAGTTGGTCAAAGTCGGGTTATATACGCCGTCCAATACCAGATCGTAGGTCATGACGCCATTGCGATCCTGGAATATCTCAGGTGCTTGCATGGAGTGACCCGCGAAGGTCAAAACCATCGAGCGCAAACCGGTGCTTGTGCCAGTCGTGTAAGTGATCCGGACTTGCTTTTCCAGAATTGCAGATGCCGAGCCCAACATAGCGATCAAGTGATCATCGGTAGTATCGTTCAATTCCAGGCTCAACTTTAGTTGCCCGTTCCATTTCTGGTCATGATGAGCAGTCGGAGTGCAATCGCCTAAATAACCTCGATATTCGCGGTTGGAATTGATAGACAACTCCCAACTGAAAGCGGAGTTAGCCAGGGCCGTGAACGTGCTGCCAGACCAATCCTCGATGGATACTGAAGCCATGCAGCCGCTCATTCTGGTAACGGCCGTCCGGTCAGCCAAAGACTGCAGCGCGCCCGCGACAACTTTCCCGCCGATGATAGACCCGCCCACCTGAACGCCGGTATTATTTGCGCCGGAAAGTGTCAGGCTTGCCACTGAAGCGTCCTGCAATTGCCAGACCTCGTTAGCCTGTCCGTACTGAAGCGTCATGAAGCGCGGAGTAACCCCGCTGGTTGTAGGCGCGTTATAAGTGCGCGTGTACGGACCAGCCCCGCTTGGAGTAGCAGTGCCAAACAAAGCCTCCAGCCAGTAGTTCACGTCCTCGAATGATTCGTCGCTGACTTCAAACGATGCCGAACCAGCGTAATGGTCAAGCGTAGTCTGGTGGGTTGGGGCAAGCGTGCCCCTTAGTTGATCTAAAGCCCGCGTCTGGAATTCAGGACGCAGCTTGAAGCTGGATACATTCTGCAGCTTGACCGTTGCAGTTGCATTCGCCGTTCCAAATGCAGACTGAAACGCGGACTGTAAAACATTATGCGCATTAAGCATCTTTCACCTCTGATTTTTCTTTTTCATGAACATAAAGACCGGCCTGTAAAGCCGCCTTTTGAATTTCTTTCGGCAATTTCGCCCATTCCTCAGCACTCATGTCCCGCGCCGGAACGCCAGCGAAGTAGCCTCCACCTTTGTAGATATATTTATCCACTTGCTACCTCCTTGATATTCAACTGGCATAACACGCCAGCGTAAAACCGCCCGGATCCGCGCGGCCATTCGTATTCACCCGGAGTCATTGACGCAGACTCCAAAGCGGCATTCTGATAAGGGCATCTAAACGTCCTAAGCATATCCACGTATTTTCCGGCATAATCAACAATCTCAGGGGCAAACTCCCTTAGTCCAATCCCTTGCTCGCTTACCTGCCACAGCATCAAGTCGGTTACCTGCCAGTTGATTGTTACTCCCGTTCCAATCGCGATAAACGACAAATCCCGACCCTCACCTGGATTGCCACCAACCGGAAGCAACAGTCTGCACGGTAAGTGCGCGGTTGTGATATTCTCAGGCAGCTTATCCAGTCCGTAGACAGTCGGTGTCTTACCTGAAGTAGTTGTAACCTTCTTTGCTTCAAGTGCATCGTAGATGTTAGTAATTACGCTCATATCCCTGTCCGCCTTTTGTACCGGTCAAGTAATTTCTGCACGTCTGAAGGTAAGCCTGAAGGCATAATCGTTACACCGTCACCCGTCACAAGCGGTCGGTCAATGTCAGCACTGGTATCCTTTTGTCGATAGATAAAAGCCGCAAGCCTAACGCAGGCATGAGTAATGTCAGCCGGTGCAGTCGCAGAATAGCCCCACGTGCCAGCAACGCTTACTTCGCTGTCACCGTTCGACCAGTTCCAGTATTTAGCCTCGTCCAGTCTGATAATCCATTTCGGATTGTCGTTGCGCGGAAACAGGCGATAATCGCTTGATGCGATCTCGATGCCATCGCCATTAGTCAACTTTGTCACAGTCAGCAGATCGTAGCCGTAGAGGTTTAGGTCCCGCCCATACGTGTCGGCTGCTGTGAAATACTTCGTGGCAGTCTCTGCTTCAAAGTGCCTCCCAGTATAAGCGTCAATCACACCAGCCGCCCGTGTTAGCAGGTCACTAAGCAGATTATCATCGCCATTCGTGGTAATGCCTAAATAATCCTTCAGGTTGGATAGGTTCGCGTATGCCATTACTTCACCGCTTTGACCTTGCTTTTAGGCTTCGTAACCACTTTTACCGCCGGTTCTTCATCAAGCAGGGCGATGTAGTTTGCGCGGATAAAAGCGTCAACCGCTTCTTCCGGCAATTCGCCTAATCCAGGCGCAAACTCGACCACCTTTTTGTCGATTTCGAACCGGAACGGCACTAATATTTTTACTGTTACCATGACAACTTCCTTTCGGGGTCAAGGGGAGGGCATGAACCCTCCCCCTCTTATCCCCCGCGTGTTAGAGTATGATCGCCTGAGTCGCGGCGGTCTTCGGGAACGTTCCCGAACCTTCGTATAAGATAGCGATTGCGCCGCTGGTAACGTTTGCCGTACCATGCGCAGCAACAGCGATTTGGAATGGTTTAGCGGGATTGACGGGAACGTCAATCGCGTAAACTTTCGATCCGCCGGACGCGGCTAACACCTGCGTCAAAGCGGCGCCAGTAATGTCGGTGGCTTCACCGCCCGTACTGGCCGCTTCGGTTACTTTGTAATCCAGCGTGCCGGTTGCGGTCATCGCGCCGACTGTGATAATGTGACAGACGCGGTCAAAACCACGACAGTCAATTTCCACCTCAGTCAGTGCAGCGTCTGATGTCACCGGTAAGTAGGATTGTACAATTTTTGTTCTACCTAATAGGTTCATTATTGTTCATCGCCTTTCGGATTATGCAGACAGGGTCAAATACTTAAGGGCGGCAGTCTGCAAAACCGCACCGCCAAAGCGCTGTTTCACGAACAGTCCAACCTGCCCATTAGCCTGGTACAGATAGGGGTTGCGGCTCAAAGTTACGCCCTGCCGTTCAGCGAACGCGTACATCGAGAAGTCGCCGAACAAAACAGCCTTACCGTTTGCATCACCGACTTCGTCCATGTCAGGAGCGACATAGATGGGATAGCCCAGAATATCGCCGCCAGCAGGAGTTGGCACAAACAGGAAGTTATCGCCGGTCTTGGACAAAATATGAAACTTTGTCAGTCCAGTCATCAAAAAGCCGGAGCTTGAGTTGTGATAAGGCGAAGCCACTGAGCCCATTGTCGCAAACACTTCGCTTGCCAGAATAGTAGCTTTTGCGGCATTCACAATGCCAGATGCAGTAGCGCCGGTCACGATGCCTTCTGGCTCGCCAGTACCAGAAGCGATTGTGCAGTAGTAGTTTTCAGCAGCAGCCGAAGACCGTGCCACGATGTTCGAGATGTAGGCTTCCAGTCCAACCGCGTCACCGTCCATCAATTCTTCCGAGACTTTGATCATTTTGGTGAACTTGTGCATAGTCAGCGCGACCTGACCGAACTTCGGCTCATTTTCATCGTAGGCGGCTTCTTCTTCGGTCACGACCAGTTTAGTTCCAGCAGTCGCTTCAGTCGGGATCAACAGCCGGTCATGATTAGTAACAAAGCGTCTCACGGGTGCTTTACGAACCCAGGATAACTCTTCGCGCTGTTCCACAATCGAGTTGTAGAATTCGTCAGGCACGGCATAACCGCCTTCATCGTCGGTGCCGCCTTCCCAAGCGCCCTTAGCGCCCATAGTGAGATCGTTTCCCTTGAACCCACGTGGGTTATCGCCCTGCGCCCAAGCCATCAAAGCCTTGATAAAACTCGGTGATTCTTTCGCGTTTTTCACAGTAGGCACGCCCTTCACTTCGCCAGGTGCGGCTTTCAGTTCGTCAATAATTGACTTTCTCATGGATTCAAGTTCAGCCTTGATATCCACTTTAGGCTCTTCAGCCTTTACTTTTTCGATGATTTTCTCTTCGTCCATGATATTTTCCTCCTCAGGAATTGTTGAAATTGATTTTGCAGTTTCAGCTTCAACCGATTCCTCGACCGCATCCACCGCTGACTCCTCAGCCTCTGGGATTGCCTCTGCGATTACTTCGGCTTTCGCTTCGATGACGGCAAAGTCATTTGCCGGTTTTCGCCATTCGTTCGTGTCAAACAGTGCCAGTTCCCCAACTGGCCACACGCTTATCAGTCCGCCCGCGCCTTTGCGTACCAGGTGACTGACTGCCCCGCTCGATGCCCGCAAGCTGTCAATGCTTACCTTCATCAACCGCTGCGCCAGGGGTTCGTCTGCGTCTAAAACAGGATCGAACCAATGCCCGCGTTCATCTGCCCCTACATAGGTGGCTTTGCCAATTAGCGCCGGCACGTCCTGCTTTTTGCCCATTTCATCTGGATCGAAACCATGATAGTAGGTGATATTCACTTGATCGCCGGTTTTCAGCCAGATGTCGGTATCGGAAGTAAACGTCTCTCCGTCCAGATCGCGCCCCTGCACCGGCCCGCCGTAAGGCACACCCAGCACACGCCAGCCGGTCTCGACGTACTCGCCGTCTGCCTTCATGCGCTTATCGGTCTCTGCCTCGCGCTCGATAACTCCCTCAGGTACTTGTATTTTGATTCTGTACGTTTCAGACATTCGCCACCTCTTGTTCTAATGCTTGCGTTATCCGCTGTTTGATTCCTGGTCCATACAAATTCATAGCGCCCTTATCTGTCAACCATCCGCTCCACTTATGTTGTGTGACCTGTTCTTCCCAACCCTGCACAAGTGGGGCATAACTAACTCCAGCAACGCTTACTTTCACAGTCCACCCGCCGCCTTCAGAAGCGACTTTCCAGTTGTCCCGAAGTTTATATGTCCTTTTATAAGGCACGCCGATATCGCCGTGTTTCAGGTGATAGAAAAAGCCCCGCCGTACTCTCGGGTCAGACTGGATAAGCGGATTCTTAGAATGTACCCTCGTAGGGTAGGCTGCCATTTTTCCACGCAGGACAGTGCCCTCTGCGCGTATTTGACTCTTAACACGCTTCAGTTGTTCAAGCTTCGTCAGCTTAGCAACCAATTCTTCTACACCCTCGACTCTTATCTGGATGTCCACAGCGCCCTCTGCTTATCGTTCAGTTCTGATTCCCAGTCATGCCGCACTCTGCAATTGCAGCGCGGATGCAACGGAGGCTCAATGCCATCAGTAATTGGCAGGTTATCGCGTGCCAAACAATCAGGGCAAACATGCCCGCTTCTGTCAGTCATCCAAATCGGGACTAAATGGATGTTGCTTTCTTTTTCGATTTCCTTCACCAGGGCGTTTTCACCGCCAACAGCCGCCCTCGTAGTTTCTGTTATCGCAATCATCTCAGACCTGACAGGATTTTTGTATATCTTATCGAGTTCTGCAATTAACTCCATGCGCGACATGCCATTCTCATAATATTTCGAGACTAACCTGCTCACACCCTCATAATTTCGATTAAATAATCGCTGCAACTCAAAATCGAGATGATTTCGCGCCCAATCTGCCGCGTCATTGATGATCACAATCCAATCACTCGGGCCAACGCCATAATTTTCCATCGCAACTTGTGCTTGCTGCACAAATACATCAACCAGAATCGGCTCAGCATCCTTTTGGATATGCTTCCATCCGCTCTGCCAGTAATCGTGAGGCACATTGCTCAAATTAGGTGGATCGCCCAAATAGCCGATCAACGTGTCGCCTTCTACCGACAGTCCCTTGCTAAGTACCCGCGCCAATCTGCGCTCAACTTCTCTAAGGCTGATTATTTCAGGCATTATGGATAATTCCTCCACGCGATCGCAGCGTCAAACACCCGCTTTACATCCTCGGCGCTCTTTACATTTTCAAGCGCACCGCTTATTGCCCCATGAAGCGAAGGCTCAATCAAGCTCGATTCAAACTCACGCAAGCCCTTGCCTTCTCTGATCCGCTTTTCCGCCATGCGCTGCCATTTGCGCAATTCGCCTTCCTGCTCGTCAACCGGCTCTGATCCTGCCACATCCTCGCGCTCGTCCAGTTGCTCTTGATGCGCGTTCAGCATTGCCTCCTGTTCGTCTGTCAGTTCGTACCCAGCCAGTTCAAGCGCAAGTTCAATCGGCATTCCGGCGAGTGTCAGCTTATTCAACAGATCCGCCCGGTCGCCTTCGTCCTGCTGGAATATGTCCATCTCTTCAAACTTGAATTCCAGCCGCATGTCGTCCTGTTCTAACAGCTGCTTGTTCAGCGCATCCGCGAAAATCCGCGCTCTTGGCTTGATCGTATCCTCGTAAAATGACAGCCGATCCTCCTGCGCAGTTGCATAGTTAGCCGCCTCACTGTCAAGCAAGGTTTGTTTTATGCCAAATGCCATAGCAATGTTATCTTTTGACATCTTATCGAGTTCTGGGAACGCCAAATCTTTCAATGGCGGTGTTAGTGTCGTGGCAGTGATAGACCCCGCCCGCATGCCCATAACCCTGAACGCATTCTTGATCGCGGTTGCTGATTTCTTGAACCAGTTTTGGACCCGCTCAATTTCGTTTTTGTCAGTAGCGTCAATGCCCAACAAAGTAACCGGCATTGCCCCACCTTCAAAGTACATCTCTGGAAACTTGCTTATCGAGTACAGTAATTTCGCGTCAATTTTAGAAGCAATGCCCGCACCAATACCAGGAAGAATGTCCTGCGACGGGTCGAACTCATTGATATAAAGCATCTCGTACTTGCCAGCATTCAGGTCGTTAGCCCACTGCGCCCCGCTGGTGTTCTGCTTGAAGTTGATAATGCCATTTTCGTATTTGACCGTCATGTCAAACGGGTTGCGATATTTGACATCTTTTCTGTAGCCGGACTGGTTAGAGATGATCTCTCCAAATGCCGCGCCCGATAACAGGCATGACGCCTCCCAGCGCCACAGCAAGTCGCCCAACTTGGTCGGATAAGGCCAGTCAACCTCATTCTCTTCGCCCTTATAGATTGCAATCGGAATGCTCGATAGCGCGTCACACCTGAGCTGCACCGCCCGATAAAACAGGGGCACTCGCTTGTAGAGTATCGCGACGGAGTCGGGCACGCCGTCACTGGTTAGCAGCTCCATCCATCCAGGCACGTTAGTTATCGCCTTAAAATTGTCTGCCATCCAGCCTCCTACGCCCCGAACAAAATAACGCCCGCACCTACCATCTCGTCTTCATACGCATATCGCAGCGCGTCAATGAGATGATTGTTCCGGTCTACTGGCACGGGTAAAGAATTTCCGCCCGCGTCCTCTTTCCACTTGTATGTCTGCAACTCGTTGCGCATATTTATGCAACTCACATCCACCAAGATCTCTTGTTGTTGCAGCCATTGAATTCCATAAAGCACACTATCCTTGCCTTTTTTCGCACCACCAACACTTAAACCGTGCGAGTTTAGTTCGGCGATCGACTTCGGTTCGGAGCTGTCTGCTATAAAATAATCTCCGCCAATTTTCGGTTTCAGAACCTCTGCAAGTTGCGGGTTGGTAAGCCCTGTCTCATAAATTTCGTCATAAATCCAGATGCGCTTTTTGCCGCGCTCATAATGCGTCATCGGCACTGCAGCCGGATCGCTTGAATACCCGAAGTCCAAACCATGCTTGCGATTGGTACGCTGCTCTTCTGGCAGATAGTAGCCGCCCTGCTTGTCACTCATGTCTACCACTTTCCAGTTATTGAAAATGACATGCCCCAATACGCCCCAATTGCCAAGCGTATAAACGTTGTAAAAATACAAATCACTTTCGTTTTCAAGATCGGCAATGTCGTCCGCTGTTAGAAAGGCGTTATCTTTGTAGGTTGTTTTGAGAATGAGTAAATCATCTTCTTCAAGCAGCTTCTGTTCGCTTGCCCAACCTCGCGATGCAAAATATTCATTGTAAATCCAATGAGTCTGAAATATTGGGTTGAAACTCAATGTCAGCCGCTTTGCCGTTTTGTTAGACCCGCCGCGCTGTCTTTTGACTAACTCCTTCAAACTATTGCGCTCGATCTCAGTCGCTTCTTCAACCCAAATGTCTGTGATCGCACCTTTCGCCGGCGTCAATGATTTCAGCTTTGCTACGTCATCAAGCCCTGCAAAAATAGCCTGATATCCGTTCTGGCATGTTATTAGCATGTCACTCTTATTCACACTGAAAAGGCTCTCGCAATTCCAAGAGTCAATGACCTTCAGCATTTCCATGAATACAGACCCGCGTAATGTACGCCCTACTTGCCGCACAATAAGATAGTTTCTCCCGCCCAACATTAGGTCGCGAACTGTCCTTTGTGCCAAGAATACACTCTTGCCAGAGGCGGATCCGCCATAGAAAATCTGCGTGCGCCGCGTATCATTCAGGTACGCCCTATAAGGCTTGTTGTACACGCCCCACGGCATTTCAACTCTTGCCAAGATTTCAGTCATCAATATCGCCGGTCATGTTGATCACAATTACGCCGCCGTCCTTGCCAGTTACTTCCTGCCGCTCCACGTATCCGCGCGATTTGCCGAGCGTTTTGAGTACCATTGCAACTGCCCAGGGTTCACCGTTCATAACAGCCGCCCGAAGTTTCTGCTCGGATATATCCACCATTTCGCCACGTGAATCATCAACGGCTTCCCTGATGGTTGCGCTTTTCGCCATGCGCTTATAAATCGCTTGTGGCGTGCAGCCTAATTGACGCGCTGCGAGATAGATCATTCCATTCATGGACTTGACCGCTTCTACAATTTGCGCGTTAGTAAATTTCTGCCCCATAAATATCAACTCTGTGAACTTTCAAGCGGACGGGTCGGACTTGCACCGCCAGTTTCTTCATTGGATTGAAACGCGCTATCTGTTTCGCCTCGCCCGCGTGTGTTGGGATTACTTTTTAACTTGATTATTGGAACTGTTTTTGCAAATGCAGGGGTGATTGGCTCTTTGTTACCATCAACATCTTCCAACCAAATTTCCATATCGGATTCATTTGGGTATGGCAGAATCTCAAAATTAGCGTGCTGCATCAAACGCGCCTTTTCTGTTTCATCGCAAAGCCAATAAATATAGCGGAAGTTATAACCACACCAAAGTTTGCTGCCTGGCGCAAAGTTGTTAATAAGGTCTATGTGGCTACCCTTCCCGCTCCCATACCTATGCCAAATTGAAATTGGGTGAATTAATCCTTTGCCTGGAATATAGATGAACCCGTTACATAAAGTTCTGCCGATGTAATCGTAATTTGCAGCCTTATAAATTCCGCCCAACATGCCCTGAAAACCTGCCGCGTAAGTGTAAAGCCACTTAACCCAGGGTGCATACTTTTTTATAATCCTATGCGTTATTGACAGAAATTTGCTTGCAGTATTTTTTGGACACCAGTCATAAACAAAAAATCTACTTAACTCCAAATAATCGTCCAGATTGCCAGCTTCCCCAAATAAATGTACTGGTGTTGCTCTTGGAACAATGCCCCAACCCCAGGAAGCTAACCCAGCGGGCTTACCATCTATGTATGCAGCCATGTAGTATCTGCTGCTGTTTGGCAAAGTTCTTGCGTGGGGATGTGCCTCACACATTTTTTTTGCCAGCTTCCTGTCAATTGGTTTTACAATCAATTCAGACATGAATCAATCCACTTAAGAAATGCAGGGTTTTTATTATTGTCAAATTTAGACAAGATATTATCTAAATCAGGCTTCCTGTCTTTCGGTATGACAAATGTCACGTTTACTGTGTCTAAGTTACCACCCTCACCGCCGCCATCAAACGCCGCCATCCAATCTTCATCTGTCGGTTGGTTTACAATGTGCTCTGTTGCAATCTCACTTATGAGCTTTTGCACATTCTCGTTGTCCGAATTGATGTCCTGAAACAACTCATCCAGCTTCTGCTTATCTGTTGCAGCCATCGCAGCAATAGGATCAAGCGTAGCCAGCACCAGCTCTTCCTCAGCCTCGTCAATATCCACGTACAGCACCGGAATAGTCTTATTCCCCTCACGTGCCGCCAACTGACAGCGCAAGTGACCGTCAACCAGGTTGCCGGTGCGTTGGTTTATGATCACCTGCTGAACCCAGCCTACTTCTTCCAGCACGCCCTTTAGCGCATCCTGCTGACTTAACGGATGAATCCGCCAGTTACGCGGATTGAATAAAATATTGTCAAGCGGCTCTTCACCGCTCCCGATTATGCGATTCTTATATGTTGCCAGCTCGCCCTCGCTTCAGTCCGTCCCGCCCAGCCAGGACTCGTCGTCTTTCCCGTTCATCGCGTCAAGGCGCGCGGTTAGCTCTGCTACTTGCTTTTCGAGTTCACGGATGCGCTTATCTCTGCCTTTTACGGCTACTTGCAGTTTGTCAACCTGCGTTTGTAGGTCAGCGTTTTCTTGCTGTAAGTTCAATATAAACGCCTCCCTATCACTAAGCACAGCCCGCAGTCCGCTTATCTGCGTTTCAAGCGCGTCCACTTTAGCTGCAAGCTCATCGGTTCTTTTGTCCGATGCGGTTATGCGCGCCTCATAAGCGCCGCTCAACGTTGCCACGCAATCCGCCGCAATTTTCTTGCGGTTGGAAATGGCGGATACTATCACCCCGCCTAAACCGCCGCCGCCCAGCAGCGATACTATGATTGCGATGACAACTTGCTCACTCATCGCTATCCAACGCCCTCGTCGGTCTCGTCAATCACAATTTCAGAGAGATTGACTGTCGGCTTGTCGGTTAGATCGTGGAGCAAATTGCCCCCGCCCCCTGCCACAACAGCAGTCAGAATTTGACCGATAAGCGCGTCCGGAATATACGGCGCAAATAGGTTGACGCCTGTAAGCCATACGAACCCGCCTGAGATAATCCAGGCTACGAACATCAACCAGAAATGGTCAAGATCGTACTTATCAAAAACTGGCGTGATAAGCGCGGCTACAAGCCGGTTAGCCAACACCATCATCCCGATCACAATCCCCAATACTGTTACGTCAAATTCCATTATTCCTCCAAGCGTTAGTTAGTAAAAATTATATGAGCCGCGCTAATTCGCGTACCTCTTCAGGCATAGGCGGCGCGGCTTCGGTTCAAAAATTATCCCGCTCTTCATACAGGTGCGTTTCTGTTCTGCAACCCCGCAAGGCGAACTCACGCTTAGCACGATATCCGCCGTGCCCGTTAGGTTCGATATCATCAATGCCAAGGTGGGTGTGATAAAACTCGTCAATGTTTTCGCGCTGGATATCGCTAACCTGCCAGCGAAGCCACTCAGGCCATTCGGATGAGTTATAGCCATAAACAGAGCCGCACTCCCTGCATAAACTGCGATCATTATGAATATCCGTTCCGCATACACATTTTTTAGCCATAACTGACTCTTTCAACATAACGAGGTTGAGAGGAAACCACTGGAAATGGTCTCCTCTCACAATTTGGGTTTGGTTTGTTTGTGTAACCTCATTTATTAGGTTAGTTAGTAAGGCTTTTTATGCATGTTTGATAAAATTCGGCTTATAGTCGACTGATTACACCCCACCGTCTCTGCTATCTCAGCCTGCGTATGCCCGCAGGCGAACAGGTATAATATCTGCTTTTCTCGCAATGACAGCCGCCCTATCGCCCGCTCCACGTCAATCCTATCATCCACGCTGCCAGAGAATAAGTCGTCTAAGTCCATTAATGTTCCAGCGCCTTTTTGTTTTGGTCGTTTGCTTTTTCCACAAGACGTAAAAACGCAGACCTTCCACCAGCGGCGCGCTTAGCCATACACATCGCCAAACCAGTTTCTTTGTCAAACTTTTCGCCTGTTTGCGGTCTGCTGATAACCCGCGTTCCATCTTTGAATATGGCAACAGTAGTTACCCCATTATAGATTACCGACACGGGAATAAACAAATCGCGGGGACGGCTCGCTGAATTTGTGAAATCACCACTAACATAGATAGTACCAGATGTTCCAAATTCTTTGCAGATATATTCAATTTTTCCCATCATTCCTCCAACGTCTTTACGAACAATTCGACCGCCTTGCTGACCGCTTCGTACACGTCCGTAAAGCGGTAAACTTTCCAGCCTAAATCAACGGCACGGTTGTATTTTTCGCAATCACCCGCGAACCCTTGCGGTCTGTTGTGCCTGCCGCTCACCCAGGTTCCGCCTTCGATCTCAAAAGCGATCTTGCGATCCACCCACGCAAAGTCAAATCGCCACCTGCGCGGCGGCGCAAAGCGATATTCACGAGTCGGCTCTGTCACCCCAAGTATGCCGAGCTGCATCGCAAACAGGTCTTCAGGGTTGGATTTAGCCATCCTCACCTCCCCCTGCCACGCTCACCTGAAAATTCCAAGTGCCAAAATTATATTCTGTCATATCCTATTCTCCGGTTCTATCCATCCTAAGCCAAGATTGCGAAAAACATCAATTTCCTCTGGCGTGTCCAGGGGCTCAGTTGAATCCGCGCTCCACATCCTGCCGTCTCTGAAACTGAGATTGTCGGGGCAATAACCGCCCTGCCATTTGCGGGTCATTATCCTCCTCGAAAAGTCCGAGCTGCCAGTCCTGATCAAAAAGATGCAGCCCCATTTTTCGGGCGTGGTTATAAATAAGTCCGTATCCATTCCCCAATACTGGAAGCGCGCATAGAATTTACCTCTCTTTTCAAATGGCGGCGGGGTTAGTACATCGCCTTCAATAGCGTGGTAAATAATCTCCGGTTCGTAGAACTCATTACCGAATAAATCCACTCTCGGTTTTGGAATTGCGACAATCTCAATATCACCAACCATCGGCTTTTGCCGTCTAATTGAGCCCGCAATTTCGACACGCTCACACGCCGGCTCTATCTGCCTGATCAGTAGTTCGGCATATTGCCTCGCTATGTACAATTGCGTTTTGCTACCATCGCTCATTTACTGCCTCCCCTTTCTCATGTATTTCAATTGTTTCCGTGTCATCAACGTCCCAGCCCCTGTCAGCACACTCCGCCTGAATCAGCTTGCGTAATCGCCTCGTAGACCATGCCTGCAACTCAAAATATTCGCCTGAGTTGTGGCGGATTAGATAGTGTTTCATTTCACGCCCTTTCTCCTAATCCCCTGTTTGATGAACCACTTCGACACGATGCTTCGGCTGCGTTCTGGTATCCCAATCATCCGCCCCATCCACCAGTAGGATCGCCGCTCTCGATCCCACGCCAACAGCTGCTCGCGGTTGGCTTCACAAATTCCCATAACTGACTGGTTCATTCCCGCGCCTCCTCACTTACTGGTAGTTCTGGAGCATACATCCAATGGCTATAATGGCGGACAAATTCATCAGAAAATTCAATCCCAAATGCTGCTCTTGCCCATTCGCCTGAATGCCGATGAATTACTAACAAAGCGTTTCCATCGGTATCTTCGGTGGGCAGTTCAACTTCACTGTCTCTCCACCTGCGTTCTGATTCCAGTTCTGCGATGCGGGATTCGAGTGCATATATACATTTTGTCAATCTAATCCCGTCAGCCTGCCAATCGGAAAGCATGTCAACCAGTACTGCATCATACGCAAGGCTGTCAACTATGTCTACCCATTCACCATATGTTTTAATCATTCCGTCACCTCCACGTTCTTTCTGCTTGCAGCTTTTGCCTCCAGTTCAGCAACGTAGCCGACCAATTTACGCCTCGCTTCCCTGCGTTCCTGAATGGCAACATCAAGCGTCGGCTTTTCTTCAAACAGCCCATACTTCCTGTTTTCCGTCTCGACATAATCCCTTGCTACTAAGTACATTGTCAGTAAATTAACAAACTTCTCGCTCATTCCATCACCTCACTAACACCTGCATAATGATTATACCTCTTGCGCATGTCTTCAGCAATAGCTTCAAAGCCACTTGCCTGCGCCGCTGCGATAAAACGCTGCCATTCCTCTGTGTACAAAATTCCATCATTGAGTTTTTTCATCAGTCTTAACTTCCATTCGACAATCTTGTAGTACTGCATATTATACTCCCTTTCTTAGGCTTTTGCCCTGAATAACCATGACTTTATTTTTGACATCCCTGACACGATCTACCAGGTATGCGCTCAATACCTGCTCCGGCGGATCGTTGGATATGAGTACCGTCATTGCCTGCTTTTTCAGTGCCATGCGGTAGCGCGTGTCAACAATTTCACCCGTAACTTCGTTGCTAAAATCAGTGGCATTCACCCGACCAATTTCGTCGATCACAAGCCATTTTACGCTCACAATTTCTTTCATCCGGCGCGTTAGTTCGGTCTGCCCATTATCATGCGAGTAGCTTGACCGCAGCCAGTTGATCAGTTCCATTTGCCGGTAGAACTTAGCGGATCTAAATTCCGTGACCGCTTCCACCGTTGCGGCTCGTGCCAGAACAGTCTTGCCTATCCCATAATCGCCCTGAAGCCATAGCATCCCAAAGCCGGCTTTTCGCAGATCTTTCAGCGCGTTGCCAATCAGACTAAGATTGCGGGATTTTGGTAACAATCCGGGCACGTCCTTATCGCTCAATTCAACATTGGCGTCAAGATAAAATCCTGGATGATTAGGGCAAACATCATAAGCGCCGTCAATCTCAATCAACCCTTCGCCATGACATAACGGACAATCAGAATTGCAGCTCGCCATCAAACGCCTCCCCGTTATCAATTATCACAACCTCACTGGTACGATCCACCTCATACCCGCCCATGTCAGGCCCTTTCGGCTTACGGCTGTTATTTATCCGCGTCGGTCTTTTGCGTTTTTCAATGTCCGCGAGAGTCCACTTCAGCGCCGAAGCCATGCTGCTGATTGTATAGTCTTTATCCTGCATCCCCTGTAAGGCTTTGCGATAATCATCCGGCGTTCCACCGGCTTCAAGGATTGCCTGAACCGCCTCAATTTCAGCATTCAGCACCTTAGGCTCAACCCCTGTTATGCTTTCGTAAACATCCGCGAAAAGCTGAAAATCCTGGGGGGGTAAGGGGGGGAGAGGAGAGTTAATGTCTTTAGGGGAAGGGGAAGGGGATATTGCTGGGCAGTTGCTCGCATTTTGGTCGAGCGAATTTTTAGCACGCGCTTTAGCACTTGCTATAGCACCTGCTTTGGCATTTGCCGTAGCACTTGCTTTACCGCCCTTACTGCCAGCAGCGGCCTTTTTCTCGCGTTCAGTCAGAATGAAAGCTTTGGATTTGTTGTATTCAAAGTAATCGTGAATGAACCATCCTTCACCGACCGCCTCCCATAGTCCAGCTTCTACCAGCGACTCTGCCGCCGCTTTTGCATTCTTGATTTTTGCTTGAGTAGCAATGATCAACAGTCCTGGCGGGGTGATTATTCCGTCCGTCATGTATCCATTCGCAAAAGCAAGCGACGCAAGATACATATACGATACTGGAACTGGCAATGAAGTGATTTTAGGGTTGCTAAAATACTTATCATCAACGAGTGCCCATGCCATGTTATTCGTCCCAGCTTTCTATGTTTTCCAACCACCGACTGAAACTATGACAGGCATAGGCATTGCCAATTAGTTCACCTGGTTCGTACCCTTTGTTAAGCGCTCTCCTAATAGATTCATTTGCGTAATATGGAGGGGTGCCACCAATGATATTTTTGACAGACCTTATTACTAAGTGGATCGTTTCCAGTTGTGGATCGGCTCTATATTTGCGCCTCATTTTTGCGATCTTCTCAATATAGTTGGTTGTTTTTTCAACACTTTCTTTTTCAGGCTTGCCATCAGCAAACTCCAAATATTGGCTTATGCTAATACGCAAACACTCAACAACCTCCTCAAAGCCAAACTGATTAATCAGTTTTCTTATGAGATTAATACCGCTCTCATTCCAGCTCCAACCAGGCACTAATTCTTGATAAATTTCAGACACTTTTTCGACCTGGATTGACTCCAAATCAAGCAATCCCTGTTGCCACATAAACATCATTTCAAGCTGTTCTCTTCGCTCCTGGAGCTCGTCTAATTGCGCCTTTTTCTTTTCTATAACGGCACTGTCAGACAATTCCCGCGCGCCTTTTCCCCCGTTACATTCAGCGCAAGCCGTGATAAGGTTAGTAATGTCGCTGTCGCCGTCTTTTGAAACAGGCTGAATATGGTCTATATGCAAGACTACATTAGGCGCAGACTTGCCACAATATTGGCAGGTGAATCTATCTCTCTTGAATACTTCAAAGCGCAAACTTTGTGGTATTGATATTCTCTTTGACATATATTAATCATCCTTCTACTGGTCTACAAAGCCGGCCAGCAGGCTCAGGGGTGAAGGAGGCATCCCTGACTAAAAGATTGGTTCTTGCCCTAAGTCTACCATAAACTGGCGGGCAGCCATTGTCAACTCTATTTTAGCATCTTTGTTCAAAATGTAAGACCCGGATCCGTCCGGATTCTTTTCGGGCTTCATCCAGTCCAGAATTGCGCTTATCATCTCAGGCTCAATGTCCGAAAACGTTTTGTGCCCGGTCAGGTATTCCTGCGCCTGGTGCCGTTCATCATCCCGATCTGCAAAGTGCTCAAGCAGCAAAACCCGCACAAGGTTGATCTGCTTTTCGTTGGCAGGCTTAGCCTTGGAAGCTTTTGTCTGCAGGGCTTCTTTCAGTGTTTCTGGAGACATGGGGCGTGCATATTTGTTTTTAGTAGGTTCGAGTGGAACGCTTACATCCTCCGGCTCATCATCACCCTCAAATCCTAATAGCTTGTTCACTTTGTTAGCGGGAATGGGTGTGTGCTCAACGATGGTTACTTCTGATTCACTTGGCAATTCCAGGTCGATTGCTTCGCCCTGTTCATCTTCAAGAATTGCCGCATCCGAAGGCTCAAGATAACCGTAAGTCCGCAAAAGCTTCAACAAAATCGTTTTGTGATAAGCCGCGGATTTGTTGGTAGTCCATATACTGTCCGAACGCCCATAGGATTTTGAGTACTGCTTCCCATGATTTTCGAGCTCTTCATGGGTCATATATATAGATTTTTGATAGCCCGAGAGCAAAGCAAAACTGGCAATCAAGCCTTTTTCCTTTTTAGGGCTTGCCACTCCGCCCTCGATCTTCAAGCCTCCAGTGATGCGATCCTCAACCACATCTTCACCCTCAAAAACAGGAGATACATTGATGTAACGGTACTTACCTGTCCGAAGCGCCATATGCTGCACGCCTTTCCAGCCAGCCTGGAATTGGGCTTCAAGACTGCCGTTCTTGTTCTTGTATGGCACCAGCCAGGCATGACCCAAAGCGGGGTCGCAACTCAACCGCAAGGTCGCTGCCCGAAGTGCCGAACTAAAAATACTGCGTGGAGTACATTGCATCAAGCGGTCGTTGGCTTGCACAGCGATGATTGCCGATTGAATGTAATGGGGCGCGTTTCTTCCGACAAGCCTGGAAAAAGTCTCCATAACTTCTTGGCTGCGCCCATAACTTACAATTTCCTGATAATTCTTATATGGTACTAAGTCTGTCATTGTTGCTCCTTTTCGTTTTTGAAAATATCTTCAGGCCACACCGCGATCTCTGCTGACGCGGATTTCTGCTTACCGTCCCAGGCGCGCACCATAAAGGGTTTGCCCTTCAGTGCCCTTACGACTACCGATTTGCGGTCGAGAAAATTCGTCTGAACGCGCACCGGATAGACTGAAACTGTCCGAGTGGCGTTGTGCGTTTGCCAAACTCCGCCCTGGGCAACGATCGCCTCCGCCCGCTCATTCATCGCGCTGATGAATGACTCTTGCTCTTCGTAACTTTTGCCTTGCAACGAAAACGTCCTGGTGTTTATCATCTCTCACCTACCAGGGGATCGGTCGATCAGCGCGGAAGTCGGTCTCGCACTCGTGGCAGACCCAAACCTCTGCCTCTTCGAATGGCTCGAGGTTCTCAGCCAGCTCGGTGCTGATGCCGTGGCAGTATGGACACGTCTCAACCCGCTCCTCAACGTCTGTGTAGCCCGTATAATCAAGTTGCATTCTCATTTGATCCCTTTCACATGCTCATAGATTGCCGACGCCGCCACCCCCACCAGCATCGGGATTGAGATGATCGCCCAAAATAAAAGTCCGTCAACTAACATGGTTTCTCCTTTTCTCTTGCTAACTTTTCGTCAATTGCTTGGCGGATCCACTCGCTCCGGTTGCCGCCTGACGCCTTGTCAACCTGTTCAACCGTTGTACGTGATATCCTCAATGCCGTCAAAATTGTTTCTGGTTTCTTCATAAACGCTCCTTTTTTGTTTGTGCTTAGATTATATAACATCGTTATACAGATGTCAAGAGGAAATTCAGACCAATTTCAAAACTCGTTATGTTAACGTTATGTTAAATCGTCTTATTTTACTTGACTTTTGTATAACAATAATGTATTATATAAGCACAAACAAACAAGGAGCACAAAATGGCAATCACAAAACTATCACTATCACTCGGAGGAGATAATAAAATGGATATCAAAATCACTCGCAAAAGCCGCAATCTTGGCGCAGGTTACACCACGACAACCTATGACGACAATTCGCCCTGCGTACAGCCGATTTATACCGGCACACCCAAACAGGTGTTAGAAGCTCTTGATGACGACATGACCTTGCGATCATTCCAAAGAGGTGGCACATTCCATCGTATCGACTGGTTCGCAAAAATTGACGGTGAATGGAGGCGGGTTGTATGGGACGATTTTGGCAGACCTCGAGACCTATATGAACTCGCACCATTTTATCGCTCAGGGTCTGGGTCTGATAAAATGGTTTACGCGACAGATAGCATCACCGCCCATTTAGCATAGCCTGTCCATAATTTGCCTAACGCAAAAGCCCCCATCGTGTTGATGAGGGCTTTGTGGTGTGCCACTTATTCCCGCCAATATTCGTGGCTGTCTCGGTCTTACAGTCGCTCATGACGCAGTTGTGGTAGTTCACTCCTGCGCCCCGCCAACTTAGCTCGTTCCTACATCGGACGGCGAGACATTTTAAATTATTGTATCATAGTTATGGCAACTGCGTATCTTACGGAGCGCATATAGCCTCCAGCCCAATTACCAGTTGGGTGCTGGTTTACCTCGCAGTTAGGCTGTGCTTTTCATCGCTGGTAAGGCACGCACACTTTGCCTGACTGCCATAACTAAGTGGACCTGCCGCGAATTGAACGCGGGTTACCTGACTGCTTGGAGCGGAGCACTCAGGGCGAACACCTGTCAGGCCCTTATATAAACATTTTGCCGTTTTGTTACCATTATAACGTCTTTATGTAACAATTTTGCCATTTCGGGTACATAAGCGCTCCCTTGTGTAACAATTTTACTCATTTTAATACATGAGCCGGTTATCATGTCCATTAAAAGCCGTTTTTTGCGCATTAGACTGACATAACTTCTGATTTCGCAGACTTTTGTCAATCAATTGACATAACTTTGAACCACAAATTAGTTTATGGCTTATTAGTGGATCACAAATCTATATAAGCAAGTCAGCATATTATGTTCAAGATGGTAAACAAAACTCATTTCCATGCCAAACTCTAAAGTAAAATCGTGCCAAACCGCAAAAAGACGTCCGTGTTTTTGTGCAATCCTACCGCGGACTTGTACAGATTTTGTGTACATAATATTTGCTCCGTAGCCCATGCCTGATTTGGGTTCTCCTGAAGCGTGAGGCAGGACTTCTCACCCCAGAGCGTATGCCAAACTCGCAAATTACATGCAAACTCGTGCACATTTTGCACGAGTTGCCCCAAGTCCTGTATTTTCAGGCATCGCGTCCTGTCTTTTCAGGGATTACGTTGCTGTTCAGGATAGCAAGCAACCCAGTCTCTTTATGCCAGATGAAAGCCTGCGCCTGCCTCACAGAACCGATAAAGCCCTTCTCCGCGTGCCATGCGTCCGTTGCGGTTATGGCACTGATCCGGCGGAATACTATCCCATTTTTGGTAACCGTCCTCTCGGTATGCAGATGCCCCATGTGCATCTCTCTCCATATCGAGCCGCCCCATGCTTCAGGTGCTTCAATCTGCATTAATCCATCTATGCGGCTGCCTTCATCCTCGCCGTGAGCAAAGCCAATCAGATTGTACCCGTATTGATGATATTTACGGCGTGAGGGTGACAGATCAACCTCAACCCCTGCAGTTTCCGCGTACCGCTGTGCAATCCCAACCGTAGCCGCATACGATAGCATCTGATCGTGGTTACCTGGTATCCACATGACCTTCACAGGTGCAAGCGCATGGCATTGCTCAATCGCCCATACCAGCAACTCCACGCCCTTCCTGAACATCTTTTGCCAGCGGGTGTCACTATCCAACTGCGTGCCAGCGGTTGTAGTAACCGATGGCGTGTCAAAATGGAAGAAATCCTGCCCGATCGGAAACAGGATATATTCAGGGTTGCCGAAAACAGTTGCCTTGCTGAGTAAGTCCTCGACTGTTTTCCTCCAAAGCACTTCGGCAATTTTCAGGTCATAATCATCGCCCCCAGTCTCCTCTCCCCACGCAAGCTTCCCGAGGTGAAAGTCCATGATAGGCAATTCCAGCATAAATAATCCCGCAACGTGCTTATGCGGAGTGATCTTTACAGGCGGCAAACCCTTGAACGCGTCCAACACTTGCGGCAGCGTTAGCTTGCTGCCAAGTGGCTTGACCGTGAGCGTGACAGAATACTTGCGGTTGGTATGCAGGACGCCTTCGCCCATGCCATTTTTGATAGTTACATCCCACGATCCAGATGTAAGCTTGCAGGTTATAGCTTCCCACAAAAGAGGGTCAAATCCGCACTTTTGCATAATTGAAACAGGACTTGCGGCTTCGTCCTCGGTAAGGTAAACATCCTGCTTGATTGTTTTAGACTTATCCGCGTTATAGCTGACTTCTTTTTGGGTGAATTCTTGACTATTTTTCTCTGCTCTTTGCAGGGTTTCAATATGCAATTTTATGCCGGCTAAGTATTTTTTCGCATTGTTATAAGCAAGCTTTTTGCCGTAAAGCCTGAACAGCTTATCTTGTGCATTTCCATCCCCCTCAGAGATTTCCCTTATCAATGATTGTATATCCAATTCGCTCCTTTCGCTATGCGTTGATTGTAACACATTTTCGCATTGTCAAGAGCGATTGGAATGATTTAATTGCACGCTCCCAGTTTTAGCCATTATACGACCGCCCTGGTTACGTCTGAGATAACAGTCAGTTTGCCATAAGTAAGCGTCTTTACCGTCGTTGCCGTAATTAGCTGAATGTCATACGAGTACGAGCCGGTTGATAGATCATCGGTAGCGGTTTCGTCCAGTGTGACAGTAATATCACCAGTGGCTTCATCGTCAATTGTGATCGAGCCGGTCTCGGTGGTAGGAGCCGCCCCATTCAAGCGCAATAAGCCATCACCGACTCCGCTTGCGTTCTTGCGGATACGGATTGTGGCTTCATCGTCGGTTTGCAGCTTATCGCTTTTGACCGTAAAGTCAATGCTGACATAACCTGTAAGGTCTCCAGTATCCGTGAGTGATACGCTGAATGTATCGCCCCTCAGAATGGTTATGGTTGACCCCTCGACGGCGGAAACAACCGTAATGGAACTGGTATCCAGCAGGTCTGTTTGCGCTTTGATCGATTCAATCGGCGATACCAAATCAGCAACCTCATACCATCTCGCAGTGTAGTCCGGCGTAGCAGTATCGCCCGCTAACCCGTCCACGTAGACGGTGAGCACATCGCCATTACGCACTGTAATCCATCCGGATTGTGCGCCGATGGCTGTTTCTCCTGATGCAGCGGTCATGGTCGTTTTAGGCAGGATGACATAGGCGGAACCAGCACCATTAATCTGCCTTGTGACGTACATGACATAATCGCCGCCCCCAGCAACCGCGTCAATGCTGACGTCGCACATAACCAGCTTATCGCCAGTCGAGGTATATGAGCCGATTGCGGTTGCACTGGATATGTTAACGTTAGTTCCAGTGTCAGTTTCGATGTGAGTTAGTGTTGCCATGTAACCTCCTACGTTACGTTAGAGTGCGTTCATTGCGGTTGTGAGTAAGCCGACTTGAGTTGACGTGAGTGCGGCGTTGTAGATTGCGACAGCTTGAACATAACCAATATAGCCATACGCTAATCCGCCAACATTGTGCTGCCCGCCAATATAGATACTGTAATTCGTGCCAGCGTTCCAAGAACCTGTCCCGTCTGCTTCAGGACTCCCATTGAGATAGGATTTTACACCTGCCATTGCCATCACACCGCTCGTTAAAGCGCTTGTTACAAGGTTGGCACTGCTGCCATACCCGTAAATATGCTGCACCGAATTATGCTGCGGTCTTAGATAAAACCTGTTATTATTAGTTTCAATATGCATACCGCAAATTGTATATATTCCGGCGCTGCCGTTTGAAAACCGCGTAATCATAGACCAGTTTGCGGCAGCCGGAGCAACGGCAGTGTCTAAAAACGCTGAGCCGTTGAAAATCCAACCATCTGAGGCGTTCCAAGTCGGATATGCTGCTCCATCTGCCGCATCATATGTGCCCGGATTAGCCAAATTGACTTTGCTCGCTGCATAACTCACCACACCTTTTGCCTGATAAGCAGCGATGCAGTTGGCAGGATTGATGTTGCCAGACAGCCACCAGCTGCCCCCCGCAGCCGCCTGACTTTTAGGCTGGAATGTCGGCGATAGAACACGCCCGAATGTTGAACCGAATGTCATTGTTTCCTCCAACTGGCAATCCTGAAAATCCAGCGGGCTGGGTCGCCATAAGCCTCACGGAACGAACCTTGCTTGCCAGTCCAAGGGTCGTTCATGATGTAATCATCGCCGTTCTTGCCGATAAGCAAAACCCAGTGCTGTTCCATCTCTGCCGTTTCATTGTACAAGTCCACATGCACATGGACGGGAATGCCCTCTGCCAATCGGCTGTCAATTCTATCAAGCGGGGCGGGCGTCCAGTAACACTCCACGTACTCAAAATCTGTAAGCTCCGGAAACGCAACCTGCACCATCTGCCAATAAACATTCGCACCCGTGAAACCACCAACGGCTTTTAGTCTATCGTTTACCACGTCCGGTGTAAGCCCAAGCCTCATAGCAAGGGTGACAATCAAACATCCCCAGCCGCCGATTGTCATGGTTTTCGAGTAACCAAGCAGGATGTTTTTCCAACGCGGGTCTTTTTGCCAGAGTGGTGCGATGTCTATTAGCGTAGGCGGCTCTTGATAGTCCAAACGCTGCAGCCATTCAGAGCTTGCCCATGTTTCAACCGCCGTCCGATACCAGTCGGGCTTAGTTTCATACACGCTCACAACCTGCCCGCTCTTGTACCAATCCGCTTCAGGTCGCACATTGTTACCCAGTTCAGGCGTATAGCGTGTTCTCAACCTCTTTGGATAGGAGGTAACCACCTGCGCCTGAAATAGACCATCAGCAGGTGGTTCAGGCGGCAACGGCTCGGAGTCATCTGCAAGCCCGAAGTAGGCTAACATCTGCTCATGCGTGCCATTCCATCGGTTCGTATCCACATAATAGGACGCAACCCCAACAGCCCCGCCATTTCCACGCTCTCCAGTCTGATGGATAAGCCAATTATTGACGCCGTTAGGCAGAAGTGGGGGCGGGTCTTTTTCGGGCGTGAATAGCGGTGATGGTCTGCGCCATAGATAATGAGCCAACCACCAGTCCTCGCTTGGAATTTGGCTTGTGTCTACGAATTGATTTATCCAACTGGCTCGACTGTAAATAATGGGGTATCTCCCAGTTTCTTTGGCAAGAAAATCCAGGCAGTCATAAAGCGTCTGTGTTATTTTCGCCTTGCTCAGTCCGTGGTCAAGCTCCGCGTCAAGCACCAGCCGATCATGCTCACCTGGGTTGACGATATTCAGAAAGTGCTCCATCTGGCGCTGTGCGCTTTCACCTGGATAAACTACGTGATAAGCAAGTTTGGGCTTTGTGATATGTTCCCAAGAATAGCTGAACCACGGATCCGCGTACCCCCACGAAATGCCAGCTCGCACCGCAACGAAGTCGCATGTCGCATTCACCCTATCGAAGTCCGGCTTTTGTTTGCCGTCCGAGCTGAACTGATATTTGCTAATGTCTATACCAAATGGAAGTGTCATAG